CCCTGGGCTCCACTTGTCGATCAATGGCGTCTTTCTGTCCAGTACCCAGCAAAAACGCTTTATAGAATGCAGTTGCGCGCCCAAGTTCAGGAGAAGTATCCTCAGTATCCTTACTAAATCCCCGGTAAGCAACATAGTCAAGCAGTGCATCAGCGTACATATCATCAATAACGATATTGCCAGTAAGTGTACTATCAGCTGGCTGTGCTCTGTAAAGAACTTCTATGTCTCTGTTAGCATCTTGTGGCGGATAAATCTCGAACTCTTTTGGATTACTCTCTTCGTAAAAGTAATTCTCAGCAACGCCATTTGGATCTGAGCGCCAAGTATTGCTCAATATATCAACGATGGCATAGTCAGACTGTAGTATAGATCTGCCAGTAGACACATCTTTGATGACATCGATAAGCGTAATCGCGTCAGCAGGCAAACTCTGCACCGTACCCGCAGCTGTAGATATATTAGCGCGAAGTGTATAAGCATCCGTAGTGACACGAGCGACGACCCTTTGGCCGTCGTTCATCCACTCTAAGAGTTCAGACTCTTTCCAGCGAATGTGCTCTTCGTCATTCAGCAGCGCTGCTGCTCGGTTCAGAATGCTTCGTGTCGTCGTTGCCATCTTGTTCTACCTCGTGCATAGCCTCTTCGAAAGCTGCTTTTACTTCTACGGTAGTGAATCTGAAGTCTACTAATTTCTTAACTGAGGCCGCACGTGGTTGCCCTACTATTGTGAAGTCATCAGTAGAAGCTCGTATGATAAGCGTTTTACAAGCCTCGATGAGCTTTTTTCCATGTGTACTTGGTTCCTCAGGTTTAACTACTTCTACAAACTCTAGTGGATCTTCAGGCATCAAACCCGCAGCAATTGCCGCTGTCCACATATCTGAATGTAAATTTATTGTTTGCCCAGCTTCAAACAATGCGCACATACCACCATTATCAGCAACCACTCGCGTAGGCTTACTAGCAGTAAACTTAGCTGTCTTCGGTCTTTCTTCTACTGTCAATTCCATGATAACTTCTCCGAGCCAAAAAACCCCCGCCCGAAGGCGGGGGAAATCACCTGTCGGATTAAGGAGTCCTTACAGGGCCGTATCTACTCGAATGAGACCAAAATCTTCGTCTGCATCAGCATAAATACTGTTAAACACTGGCTTCAACATACCAAAGATCTTACCAACCGACACACCGTGCTGGTTGCCATAATCAAAGGTCTCTTCATCCCAGTACGGAAGACCGATGTCTGCCATGCCAAGTGCCTGAGCGCCGCAGAATAGAACAGCTTGTCCGTCCACATTAGCGCCAGCACCCCAAGCAGCAGAAACTGAATACACATGCCGAAACTCATGAATGATGAGTCCATCCTGCGTAATCATTGAACCGCTGAACAGTGGATTTTCAGTACCGCGAGGCCCTGCATTCCGCAAGTTAGACAAGAAGTCACTATCCTGCTTCAGCTGCGCAATACCCTGCGGAGTCATAAAGACATGATAGAACTCTGTGCCACCTGGACCTTTGATACCACGAACATACTGGTCCTTCAGGAATGCTTTTACTTCAACAAGCATCGGCCAAGACGGTGTATCCGCTGCTTCAACAGCTACCGTAGAGCCAGCCTGAAGACCCAACGTAGCATCCCAGCGTCGCCATCTACCTGTCGACGGGGTTGTAACATCACTGGCAAATGCCAGATCGTTAAGGTTACGTCCAGTTGGGTTAACTGGTCGTACCTCACCGTTATTGGTTTGAGTGTATGCAACACCTGACATTGTCAGGAACGACATCTGGTCAATACGATCAGCCAACCAATAAGCCAAAACGTCTTTTGATGTGCCACGGAAATTAACAACAGATTTCTGGTCAGCCATACGACCAGCGAGGCGATTAGCATTACGCAACTGGTCAATAGTAATGACCGTGTCGAAAGCCTTGATAGCCTCTTCGTTGTTTTCCATAGTTGAATCACCTACAACGCCATCACCTTCGAGATCAGCAACAAGTGTTAAAACAGCGCGATCACCCTTCTCACTCTTGGTGAGTTCGGTAATCCGCTGAATCATGCTGTTGGGGCCTCTTCCAGTAAATCGTGCTGTAAATGACGCGTTACGAGCTGCCATCCACAGATCACGAGACCATACGGTCTTTTCCTCTGTAGTCAGGTTCGTAAAATTTGTAAGCGCCATTAGAGATACTCCATGTAAAGGAATGGAAAATACGTAGTTATCGGACTACTCAACCGAACAACAGCATGTCCCTGCCGAAGGGCCAAGCTCTAACACGGCTTGGTCGCGAACCTGAACTGTACGCATAAAAAAGGCGGGGCTTCAAGCCCCGCCAAATAGCGTCGCACCTCTGGGATTAAAGAATATCGCCGCGTAATCTGCGTTTCGTAGCATCGGGTAACGCTTCAAATTCGTCATCAGGCATGGTTAATACGTCTATCTTCGGCTCTACATTGCCAGTTCCAGGAGCTCGGCTTTCAAGCTCCGGGGGCTGAGAATCGGCCAACTTGGTCTTTTTTTCAACGTCAGGCGGCTTGATATTGACAACATTATCAGGCGTTTCAGGCTCTTCCGCTGGCAGCGGATTCAAATTATGAATCTTAGCTACTACTTCCGCTGCTCTTTGCAAAGCAGCCACAGACGTATACCTACCTGACTTCGCGAAGCCTACGTAGAGATCCAGAAACTCCTCACGTGCTGCTTCATTAAAATTCTCGTTAGGCTCACTGAGCGCCGGATATTGTACTTCGATCTTAGCGCCAGCCTCTTCAAAGGTCAGAACCTGCCTCAGTTCTTTGTCGCCTTCGACCGCAGCTTTACCTGCTTCGCGCAAAATGTCCGCTTTCTCAGCGGCACGTATCTCAGCTCTAATGGCAGTGTGTTTCTTCGAGTCTCCCTCCAGAACTGCATCCATCGCTTCTTTTTCTTTGGCCTCGTAATCGTAAGGTTCTGGCTCTGGCTCACTCTTTTCCTCTATTACAGTATCGAGTTGTTTCTTTAAATCCTTGTTAGTGGCTTCCGCCGCCTTCATTCGTTGGTTAACTTCCTCAAAACGATTGAAGGGGACTGGCCCCTCAGGCCCACTTCCGTCTTCATCAACGCTGTCGCTGGAGTCACTGGCATCCAGTACGACGGCGTCGGCCTTTTCGGTCGGCTCGGGCTCTTCGGCTTTTGCTTCGGTCTCGGTTTGTTCCGGCGTCTTGTCATCTTTAGGTTCCTCTTTTACCTCTGGCTCTGGTACTTGTTCTGCTCTCTCCGCAGCTTCTTCAGCTGTTGCTGGCGGAACTGTATCTACGCCAACCGTTGTTTCGTCCTGTGGATACGTCATATCAGCCAAATCATCTTCCTCGCCACCAATAAACGGGTCCATAGGCTCTGGTTGAACCTGTGCTTCTGAAACTTTCTTAGCAACTTCACCTGCTTTTTTCTTGTTGGGGGTTTTTTTCTTAGCCATTACTTTTTCCTCAAAATAGGTTTTACAGCTACGCTTGGAGCCGTACCTTCCATAACTCCTTCTACAAGCTCAGACACCGAAGCTGGTCGGCGAGCTTTCTTCGCCATCTGCTCCTTGGTCATACCTTTATACTTATCGAACGGAGTTACTTTGCTCATGCTCTCCTACCACTTCCATTAGTAGTGGCAGCGGGCCTTGATATGACATCCAATTCTTTCATTGAATGCTTGGTAATCTCCTGCATAGATGTTACCTCACGCTTGTTACGCGCATGGATACCAGCTAACTGCAGTTTGTTATCAAGGTTATCATAGAACATCTGCAGCTTAGCCTGCAAGTCGACCGCTTTCTGACGAGCTTCGAGACCAAGTTCGATAGCCATTTGTTGCCCTTCTCCACGTAAAGTTTCAGCTTTGGCGAACTGCTGCGCAGCTCTAGCCTGCAATTCTTGGATCTGACCTTCGAGTTTACCAGCTTCGAGTTCTGCAGTTCTGAGCTCAAGTTCAAGCTGTTTCTGCGCAATAGCAGCTTCTTCAGGCGTCGGTTCGCCAATGCCCTGGAGCCTGGCAACACGATCAGCAATCTCATCCTTGTTCTCAAGCTGCGAGTGACGGATAACAACATCATCAGGTACTTGGACACCAACCTCGCGCATCTGCAAAGCTGTGGCAAACTGGTTGTCTTCGAAGTTATCACGCGCAGGCCGCGCACCAACAACGATGTCGTACTCACCCATAGTGATATCGTTAATTATCTGACCTGCTGCGTTGATGCCGTTGATGACAAGCTCTTCGTCCTGCTCAGCAAGACCAGCACCTACTGTGACACGCAGTATGCGTGTCTCTGTGTAAAAATCCTGAACCAGCTCAAGTACCTTCTGTGCAACTAATCCACGTGTTCTCTTCAATGAATCGAAGGGCACATCGACCTGGATAAGGCCACGAGCCTCTAATTCATCAAGTGCAACGCCGGATACCTCCCGCGTAGGCACGCCGACCAGTCCTTCGACGCCAGCAATGCCAGCGATAGACAGACGCGCCCGATCTGCTATACGGTCAAGTCCTGTTGGTACTTTGTTTGACTCAATTTTCGTCGGCGGCGTCGTACCACGTTTGTGGCGTAT